GTAGAGAACGCCGATATAAACCAGCGCCTGCTGGAAGTCATCGAACAGATCGGGAGTTACTCAAAGCAGATTCGTTCGGCAATCGAAGATGGGGTAGTGGAGCCACACGAGCAGACAGCAATTAATGATGAGTTGTATCTGTCAATTTCGAAGCTCCAGGAGCATGCAGCACTGGTCTACAAAATCTTTTGCGCTCCAGAAAAGAGTGACGCCCGCGAGTGTGCAGCTCCGGGCGCCGTGGCGTGTCGTGACTGTGGAGAAACTAACGCATGAACAGTTTAACAACACACTACCGTCGCTCGCAACTGATTGCGCTTCCTGTACCGGGTGGAAAAGCGAAGGTGGAGTATTGCTATGCAGTAAATGTACCAGGTGACAGGGAAATTGTAACCCACAGCTTTGCAGAGTGGGCTGTGGGTGATTTCAACCGGCAGAAGGAGACAGTCCTTTGCGACAAGTTAACCGCTGGTTCAAAGATCACTACGGAGTGCCCGTCAGAGTCATTCGTTGGGAGCCGGAAACACAACGGGTTATCTACCTCCGTGAAGGCTATGAGCATGAGTGCTTCAGCCCGCTCGAACAGTTTCGTCGTAAATTCAGGGAAATAGAGGTCGGTCATGAGCACTAAATTAACCGGCTATGTATGGGATGGTTGTGCTGCGTCAGGCATGAAATTATCCAGCGTGGCAATTATGGCCCGCCTGGCTGATTTCAGTAATGACGAAGGTGTGTGCTGGCCATCAATTGAAACTATTGCCCGTCAGATTGGCGCGGGGATGAGTACCGTCAGGACGGCTATCGCACGGCTGGAAGCAGAAGGCTGGTTAACGCGTAAGGCGCGTCGCCAGGGTAACCGCAATGCGTCGAATGTTTATCAGCTTAACGTTGCGAAGCTTCAGGCAGCGGCATTTTCTCAACTGTCAGATTCTGACCCATCAAAATCTGACGCATCAAAATCTGACCCGTCAAAATTTGATGCGTCGAAATCTGGCAAAAAAGCGGGTTTTCACCCGTCAGAATCTGGCGGGGATCCGTCAGTAAAATCAAAACATGATCCGTCAGATAAAAAACCTTCTCGTCCGGACGCTTCGCAACCGGACGCGCAGACGGATGAACAGGATTTTTTAACTCGCCATCCTGATGCGGTTGTATTCAGCCCTAAAAAGCGCCAGTGGGGAACGCAGGATGATTTGACCTGCGCACAGTGGCTCTGGAAAAAAATCATCGCCCTGTACGAGCAAGCCGCTGAATGTGACGGCGAGGTGGTTCGTCCCAAAGAACCGAACTGGACAGCCTGGGCAAACGAAATTCGCCTGATGTGTGTGCAGGATGGTCGTACTCACAAACAAATCTGCGAGATGTACAGCCGCGTCAGCCGCGATCCGTTCTGGTGCCGTAACGTGCTCAGCCCGTCGAAGTTGCGGGAAAAATGGGATGAGCTTTCCCTGCGCTTATCACCGTCCGTCAGCACGTACACCGAAAAACGCGAAGACCCGTACTTCAAATCCAGTTACGACAACGTGGACTACAGCCAGATCCCGGCAGGATTCAGGGGGTGATCATGAGTCTTTTGAATGAAGTTCAGAAATTCATTGAAGCCCATCCGGGATGTACTTCCGGAGACATTGCGGATGCTTTTGCAGGTTACTCACGGCAGCGCGTTCTGCAGTCAGCAAGCAAGTTACGTCAGAGTGGGCGTGTGGCTCACCGTTGTGAAGGAGATACACGCAGACATTTCCCGCGCCTGACTGAGAGAGCGCAGGAACCGGAACCACAACCAGTTCGAGAAACCAGACCTGTGCGCAATTTCTATGTCGGCACTAACGATCCCCGTGTGATTTTGTGCCTGACCCGCCAGGCTGAAGAACTGGAGTCCAGGGGCTTATACCGTCGTGCTGCAACCGTGTGGATGGCGGCATTCCGTGAAAGCCACTCCCAGCCAGAACGAAACAATTTTCTGGCGCGTCGTGAGCGGTGCTTACGGAAAAGCAGCAAGCGTGCTGCATCGGGTGAAGAGTGGTATCTGTCAGGGAATTACGTGGGGGCTTAATGACGACGTTAACTCAATGCCAGCAGCAGGTGCTGGATATGCTGATTTCTTACCAGAAAGAACGTGGCTTCCCGCCAACCAATCAGGAGGTGGCAACCATGCTGGGATACCGTTCGGTGAATGCAGCGGTGGAGCATCTTCGCGCACTGGAGAAAAAAGGCGTCATCACGATAAAGCGTGGCGTGGCCCGGGGGATAACGCTTCATACCGCGGTGAAGGACGACGACAGCGAGGCTGTCGGGATTATCCGCTCACTGCTTGCCGATGAGGAAAACGCAAGGCTGCGTGCAACCCACTGGCTACATGAGAGAGGCCTGAAAGTATGAAACTGATCCTGCCTTTCCCGCCCAGCGTGAATACGTACTGGCGACACCCTAACAAAGGGGCGTTTGCTGGTAAAAGCCTGATAAGCGCGGCGGGGCGCAAATTCCAGAGCGCGGCGTGCGCAGCAATAGTTGAGCAGTTACGTCGTCTGCCGAAACCAACGTCGGCACCTGCTGCAGTGGAGATCGTGTTGTTTCCACCGGATAACCGGATCCGTGATCTGGACAACTATAACAAGGCGCTGTTTGACGCCCTGACCCACGCGGGTGTGTGGGAAGACGACAGTCAGGTGAAAAGAATGCTGGTGGAGTGGGGACCGGTTATCCCGGAAGGGAAGGTCGAGATCACTATCAGTAAGTACGAGAAAACGGCGGGGGGAGCCGCCTGGTTAAGAGGAGGAAAGAAGGATGAATAATCTGATGGTCATTTATGGTATTGAAGTTCGTCGTGATGCTTATGGGCGTTACAGCCTGAACGATCTGCACAGGGCTGCTGGTTCTCTGGATAAGCATAAGCCTGCATTCTGGCTCCGCAATGAGCAAACTGAACGTTTAATAAGCGAGTTGCAGATTTGCAACTCGGTCAATATAGAGTCAGTTAACGTTATTCGTGGCGGAAATAACCAGGGGACGTATGTCTGCAAAGAACTGGTGTATGCCTATGCAATGTGGATCAGCCCGTCATTCCATCTGAAGGTGATCCGTACTTTCGACATGGTAACCAGCGTACCGGAAAAATTATCCGGACAGGCTGCTGACAAGATGCAGGCTGGTGTGATTCTGCTGGACTTTATGCGCCGGGAATTAAACCTGTCTAACTCTTCAGTGCTTGGTGCCTGTCAGAAACTCCAGGAGGCTGTTGGCTTACCGAATCTGGCACCGCGCTATGCCATTGATGCTCCTGCTGACGCGCCTGATGGCTCAAGCCGCCCCACGCTGTCACTGAGTGCACTGCTGAAGCAGTATGGTATCCGCCTGACGGCTAATCAGGCATATCACCAGATGGTGAAACTGGGGATCGTCGAGCAGCGCGAACGATACAGCCGTACCGCGATTAACAACATCAAAAAATTCTGGTCGCTGACGGCGAAAGGCTGCATGTTCGGCAAGAACATCACCAGTCCCGCAAATCCGCGCGAGACGCAGCCGCATTTCTTCGAATCCCGATTCCCTGAGCTGTTAAAGCTGCTCGATACCGTTCATTGAGGTGACCGTGAGAGCACTACTGACCCCTGAAATTGCCCCGCGTATGGGGATCGTATTGTTCAGACCCGGTTCAGAGCTGATGCCCTTGTTTATGCAGGGGCGTGTCTTGCTGGAGCCTGAGCCGGAACGTTATTCATCTTTCGCCAGTGGTGCCGTTCCGGCGGCATCACAACCGCTGGCGGATGATCCTGCCGTTCGGGCCGTGTTCCGCAATGAGGCAGTGATCCGTCGTGCTGGTGGCGTGGAATGTCTTGAAAGCTGGTTACTTCGTGAAAAAGGCTGCCAGTGGCCTCATTCCGACTGGCACAGCGAGAACATGACAACAATGCGACACGCTCCGGGCGCAATCCGTTTGTGCTGGCACTGCGATAACCAGCTGCGCGATCAGTTCACGGAACGGCTGGAATCAATGGCAACGGATAACAGTGCCCGCTGGGTGTTGTCTGTTGTGCGTCGGGATCTCGGTTTTGATGACAGTCATGTTGTGACAATGCCGGAACTGTGCTGGTGGCTGATTCGTAATGATCTGGCGGATGCCTTACCGGAAAGTGCAGCCCGTAAGGCACTGAGATTACCGAAGCCTGTTGTGCCGTCTGTTACCCGGGAAAGTGACCTTGTGCCTTCGGTTCCTGCCACCAGCATCATCCAGGATAAGGCGAAAAAGGTGCTGGCGCTGAAAGTGGATCCGGAGTCGCCGGAG